GCTTATCGCGCTTCGGTACCGCATGTGAATCTCCGTACCAGGTCAGCTGCTTGCCGACTGGGGCGAGGACTTCAACCATCCACCCTTCCCAACCGTCCCTAGCGCCGAGTTTCCCCGGCACGTAGGTACAAGCTGGTTTCTTGGGACAGCATTCATCGAAGGAGCCAATAAAAGCCCCATCACCATACCCATCGGGTATGCGAGGTTTACGCCAATCAGACGGTGCAAGCCCACGTAACCAAGCCAATGTATCGGCAAGGAGTTCGTGGCTCACGTACTCGTTCCAAGCCTGCCTAGTTACCCAACGTTTCAACTTGTTGTGTACTTTGAACAGGTCCAGGAGTGTTTCCGGGTCTTCTTTTATGTAAAACGGCGATACGTCGTTATCACGAAGGAAGTGTTTACCACAACTCTCGCGAAAGTCGCCATCAACGAAGGTTTTCTTTTCGTTGGGAGTGAACCCGCAGAACCTTAGGAGGTCCATAAAGGGTACAGCGACCTCAGTGGGTATGATGACATCATCCCCGTACACTGAGACCAACGCACTACTCACGTCATAAGCATCACAAACGGCAAGCGCTAGCCCTAAGAAAATCAGGGTTTCGAGCTCAAACGTGTTGCCATTGCCCATGGATGAGAACTTCCGGTAGTACACCTTTTCACCGGAAGGAAGAACTCCGCAAGGCGATCGGCACATCTCAAGTGCTTCACACCACGGTGCAGGCAGGAGAAGGCGTACGAGGGCGTGAGCCACCGTATCACTCGCCATCGACATGTCGATTGTAGCCAAATGACCAGTCACGGCGCCGAAGCGCGCGAGATCCTGGTTAGTGGTTTGCGATCTAAGGTCGATACCTGCCCTACGCAGCCGATTACGTATTGTTACACCGAACCCCTTCTGAACATACATGTTCATGGCGGGCTCGATGGCAATGCCGCGGTCGGTTTTGTAGTTCTTAGGCACAGTTATGATCTTGTTGCCAGGCACGATATCACAAAGCCCGGCACTTCCCTGCAAACGCAAGCGCTCTTCCCAGAGCGGTACGCAGCAAATCGCTGCTGTAGCGAAGTCAAGATTACCAAACGTCGTCTCCGGTACACCGGAGTATTTATAAGCCATACCGCCCTTACGCTTCGGTAACCTCAACGAGGCACCTGAAGTGAAGGTCATGTGGCTGTGTACTTCGTTCAGATCGAGTGGCCCAAGTATAAAGGAGATTTTAGATTTAGCGCTCTCAATGAGCGACCAAACTCCGTGCTTACTGGTTGAAAAGTAAGCCGGATCCTTTACTGTCAAGCGCTCGTTAGTACGGGCACACGCGTCCTCTGCTTCTTTAAAGCGCTCCCAGGTGACCCTCTCCTTATCTGCTGACGGAATTTTGTCATCAAACTTAGAGAGGATCTCGCCCCAAAGGTAGCTTACTGCGAATCGACCGGGATTATCAGTACACCAGACTCCTTGGTAGGAGCCTGGTTTGACGATTCCGGCCTCAACGGCAGGGCAGCCTTCTTGGTCCCACCGAGTAGCTCGTAAGAGCCGCTCAATGAGTTCAGGGAGGAAAGGACGAACATTGACGTTAACAGGCCGATTACGGCCAGGAGGTTTCTGAGACATTGTAATATCCAGAGAATGGCCTCACCAGCGGTAAGCTGGCAAAGTCGGTCATTATGACCTGTGGCGGACACGCTTAGTAAATCGGTTCGAGGTTCTGAACCATGGCCTTGGTGGTAGCATGCGCGAGCAGGCTAGCCATCAGTGCCAGCGTATCCAGCCGCTCCTGGGCCGTGCTATCGGGCGAGAAGTTCAGCGTGATGCTTGCGCTGTTGTTCCGCACGACCTGCACAACGCCATCCACAGTCGCTTCCACGGGGTCGTTAAACCCAGCGGCGAGACGGTAAGCGGTCTGGCCGCCGCTCGGCTTGCGGAGCTCCAAACGCAGGTTTTCAAACCCACGCGGAGTCGCAGCGTTGCGGTTAGCCAATTCAGCCAGTGCACCATTGGTGGTGACGGGGCTGAACGTATGGTCGACGGGAGTCGACGCGGCGTCCTTCAGGACGATATTGCCAAGAGCTGGCATAGGTGCTTCCTTTGAAAAGGAGATTGAGGAGTGTATCACACAAAGGATTTGTGTGACGCTTTTCGACCCCGTGGTTTCACGGGACCCTTGCTTAAAGCTTGAGACAGCAGCGCCAACGCGTTAGCGACGTGCCCCACGGACATCGGGCTCTTATAAACCGGTGCCCGCGGCAAAGGACTGGCAGTGTACACGGTCCGTTTCAAGGACCGCTTCTTATGCCAGAAGTTACCCTCACACCTTGCGTATTCCCAGTTGGTACCGGGTTTACCTTGGGGTGGGAGGACCTTCACCTTACTGGTTATCTCCTGGAGAGTCGTGAGACTTCCCGACTTGAATTCCCATCCTACAGCCGCATCTAAGGAGCTAAGATAGTCGCCAACGGCGACACCCCAGTCCAAAACGAAGCTGAAAGGGACGAGTTCCCAAGCGAGTTGAGCAGGATTGGTAAAACCAGTTTGACTAAGGACTTGGAAAAAGGTGTGGTTGGGTATGTAATCCAACCGAACAAACGCACCCTGGAACGTGTCCTTGTCATGTATACCAGCGTTGAGGCCGTCTTCAAAGTACTTAGAAGACGATTCCTCGATGGCAACATTCTCTTTCACCGTCATGATCCAATGGACGGTATCAGCATACGCGAGGGCTTCACAAGCCCCGTATATGTCCTGTAAAAGAGGGTTCCAACCGTATTGATATTCAAGCCACGACTTAGGAGGCTGTTTCCAGTTCTTCCTAAGGTACCGACCTGCCTTACGCCAATTGCCTCGGCGTAGTGCATTGACGGAGCGTGCTATACGGGTCATACTGTCAGCAAGAAGGTTCGCAGTCATTTTCCTTTCGGCCCATGCCTGCGCTAAGTTTACCTTCTGATCCTTCAGGTTCAACAGGGCGCCGGTTACGGCTCTGTTGATAGTGTTGGACGTTACTGACGGCAAAGCTACATTCTGGCACAAGGCCACAGGGTAGCTGAGCATACCAGACTCGATGTAGCGGTACGTGTAACCGTCAAGGTACTCGGGGTAGCTTTTCAGCGTCCGATCTCTATAGGCGCCACGGTGCCGCGACGAGGTGGTACTTCTCTCGTACGGAGTTGGATCGATCCAGGATCTGCGGGGTTTCGGGCGACGCGTTGTCACCCTCCGCTCATGGAAGCTCATTGGATAAGCACCGTTGACTTGGGACGTACTGGGCTCACGATTGACCGCGAAGGTCGTTTGTGAGTATCCAGGTTCGCCCAGGTATTCCGGGCCTATGATTTCCAATGGCATAGAGCCTCCAACTGGTCCGTAGTTAAGCAGAGATACCGGTTTTAACCGGCGCCTCCCTGTTCTAGTTGTACCTGTTTTAGTAAGGCACTTCCGTGGTTCTTGACGAACCGCGCCGCTACTAGTAGCGGATTAGCATCCCTGACGCAAGTCAGGG